TCTAAAGGCTAAGAACCTTCGTGACAGATTTGTTGGAACGCTTACACGAATTATTCTCGTCCCTCTTAACCGTGATAATACCTTCGTGGAAGGAGAAAATCAAGTTGTAGACTCTATCGGTATTGCTGTAGAATATCAACTCCTTGATGAGACAAAGTATTTCATGGCTTATTTCAAGAACAACGAAATCAAGAAAAAGCTTCATGGCGCTGCTATTACGAACGATAATGCCGAGAAAGCATATCGTAATGCTGTAGCTTCTATCAATCAGGAATGGAAGAATAATGGCAGCTCTTTGTTCTTAACAATAGGAGAAAACCCGTGGGATCTTGCTCTAAATGCGTGTAAGATGTTCCACAAGGAAGAGAAACCTTGGGCGTTGAAAGCTACTATTGCTTCTGAAGATTTTCATGAAGTAATGCGCAACCTTCTTCACCACGACATATACAAAGTACGTCTTGGGTTTGAAGAGTTCGAATACCGTATTGTAATGGATCCTGTAGTCCGCACTGGCGGATATATTGAATTTTCTCCTGTATTCAAAACAGATAGCAGCGTCCTAGCAACTGCTGTATCTGCTACACAGCTAAACAAGCGGTTATGATATGAGATCAGAAGCAGACGAAATAGCGACACCACTAGACCCAATCTATTCCGGTGTGAATCATAATGCAGATTATATCAATCTTACAAGACATCGCAGGAATGTTTTGAAGTATAATCACGATACTGCTAAGATCCTAGACCATTGCTGGAAATGCCCTAAGTTTGGCATTGCTAGCGCTGGAGAAGACGGAAGGGCAAGCACAAGCTGTCGAAAATGTCGAGCAACTCTGCTTAAAGCTCTAGAACTGCAAGAGCAAATGAAAAACAAAAAATAAAAAAGACGGATTCCCTAGGGAATCCGCCATACCTTTCAGCTACTACTGGACTTATCCGGTTAGGGGCCAGCGATCAGGCCACTTGCCGCTTACTCGGTTATTTTATAGGGATGAATACTTCCGGAAGATCCGGAGTCACATACTTAACTGTCTTGTCGAAGAACAATCCGTCTGTCTGTACGAACGGTACCAAGCTCGCTGTAATACCGGGGTCGTCTGCCGAACTGAAGGCTAGACCAATCTTACCGATATAGGAGTCATGGATACCACGGTAGCGGATAGGAACGTTGTCGCGGTTAGTCAACCCTTGAGGTCCTGCCTGGGTGATCTTCAATGCCGCGCTGAACAGCTCAATTCCGTTAACACCGTTCGCAAATCTGAGAAGTTCGTTTGTGACAAGTTGCTTGATACAGATGTTCGGTTTGATGTTAGAGAACATTGAGCGCAAGATCTTCATTGTCACCTTGCGAGTATTCAAGCAGCGATAAGTTTCTGTACTAAGTTTCTTGATGAATGGATAGAGAACATACTCGTTCAATCTGAGTCTCTTTCCTGCCAGATCCATATTGTCTTCTTTGATCAGGTCATCATAGAACCATAAAATCCATCTGAACAAGTGATAGATACTACGCTTGTCCTTCGGCATGACATGCACCATGTTATCGCTTGTACAGCCATCCAGAATTCTTCGGACAGAGGTGTGAATCTTATCTGCCTTGCTAATCGCTTGGTCTTTAGTTGTTGTATAAATCTTTCCGAGCTGGAAGTTCCAGAACTCGTGCTTCTTAAGGTCTTCCAGTGAACTGAATCTAGCCTTTGTCAATAGACTAATCAGACATCCAGAGAGCCACTTATCATGACTCAGCCAATCCTTATTGGCCTTAAACCAGAAGCCTTTACCAACTTCAAAATAGGCATACTGCTGAAGATCATCTTCTTTTTGATCTACAACACTTACGAAGTCTTGAACACCAAAGAACTTCATAGTCTGATCCCAACCGCCGTCGCTGATGTAATACAGCATGATGTTGACTGTTCTACGGAACACGTCGAGTTCCATAATGCGGTTGCGATACTCATTTCCTTCAATGTCTTTAAAGATTTCTTCTTTACGACGAATCACGAAAGGCATAAGCATCGTTTTCAAGCCAATCGTATTGCTTCCAACAGCGTACGTACCGCGATCGATCATTTGGTAAATCGCATAATACATAATGCCGTTGATCTTGAAGAAGAAATTGTTAATTACTCTGGGCAATAACAATTTAATTGAAACCTCTTCTTCTTGACGCTTGCCATCTTCGACACAGAATATCTTGAATCGAATCGTAGCTTCATAAAGTCGAGATTCTTCAATCTTGTGGATGTCCGTGAATTTAGATTCATCTTCTTCAATGGTACAATCCAAATATTTGACGTGACCCGTTGATTCCATAGCTTTGGAAACGTGCGCGATGATTTCACGCATATTTTCAGAACTACCTTTATTGTAAATAAAGGCGGTGTTGAACTTCTCCGGGTTTTCCGCTTGATATTCAGCGTACCACTGCTCTAGCAGCTGTTGATCTTCCATTTTTGAACTACCTCTTGGGTTAATAATTTCAAGTTCGCCTATTCGGGACATAGACAAACTTTAATTTTTTCTCACAAGACTTAATATAAACCAGATTTTAATTTTGATTGATTTTTTCGTTTTCCCACCTAACTATATAATGAAACCGGGTCGAAAAGGCCCATAACAAAAGGATCCCACCATGCCTAACAAAAAGAAAACCACAGACAAGGCTTACTTCTCTAGCTTGGACCTCGTTGATCGCTTGGCCAAGTCCGTTTCCTCCTCCAAGAAAGACGCTAAGGTGATCGTCAATGCCGTCAAGGATTGCATCACCAACATGCTCAAGGAAAAGGCTCAGGTTCGCATTGACGGTCTCGGCACCTTCCGTGTTTCCGAACGCGCTGCTCGCAAGGGTCAGAACCCGCGTACGGGCGAAAAGGTTGACATTCCGGCAAGCCGTGTCGTTTGCTTCCGTGGCGGCAAGGCTCTTCGCGAAGCACTCACCAAGAAGTAAGATTTTCTCCTTACTGATATCGGGCGTAGCTTAACGGCTACGCCCGTATATTACAACTCCATAATGTAAAACAAGTAGGTGATTTATGTACTTCGATAATATCGTGAAACAAGCTAAAGCTTCTTTTCAGGAACAGCGCGTCTTTGCTGATAAAGACGAAGAAATGTTTGTTTCCATTTTCAAAGCGGAGGGAGACGACAATGATACAGGGGAGTCTTTGGAAAACCCTGATGACACCGGGGCTGGTGGAGAAAGCCCGGATGCAGGCGGAGCAAACGATAGCGGCACTGGAGAATCTCTCGAAAATCCAGATGGCAATGGGAATCCCGATGGTGGAGACCAAGGTGCCGATAACGGTAACGACAACGGTACTGGGGAATCCCTTGAAAATCCTGGAGAAGGAAATCAAGATGATGGTTCCGGCAATGCAGATCAAGGTGGAGGCCAAGGTGATCAAGGAGCCGGAGAATCTCTAGAAAATCCTGATGCCGCAGGCGGACAAGATCCTAATGCCGCTCAACCTCAGCAAGATCCGAATCAGCAACAGCAGAATCCTGAAGATGAAGCTGAAAAGAAGATTAAGGATATCAACGAACGAATCCAATTGTTCCGTAAGCACCGTAAGCTCGAAGACACTGTTCAGGTTCTTTATCAGAGCGTTTCTTCTGCAATCGGACAAGTCGTTACTGCTGATAACCGCATCAAGCTAATTCGAATTCAGAAGGATTTGCTGGTTACGAAGGGCCAGCTTGAATACGCAATCAGCCTAGATTTCAAAACCATTAATATGGAAAAGGCAGAAGAGATCTACAAGGTTCTTGAGAAGAAGGTTGCACTCATGAGCGACACTCTGAAAAAGATCCGAAAAGAGAACGCTGAAGCCTAACTTATATTGACGAAATTCGCGATACACTCCGGTGTATCGCTGAATTTTATGGCCGATTTTAAATTTTTTGTCAAAGACCATATTTTTAGATGGTTTCATTTAACATTAGATTAGAAAGAACCAAGCATCGTGCGCACGGTTCAAATTTCCTAAAGTCTGTCCTTGGGCAGATAAAACCAAAACCTCCTTATAAGGTACTTTAACATGTCTATCTCTTACATTCAAAGTGCTCAGTCTAAGGGTTGCAATGACTCTTTCGCTGGCATTCTTAAAGAATGCGCTGAAGAATTCAAGACTACCGACCTTAACGTCTTCTCCGCGAAGGACTTTGAGGAAGTTGTAAACGATGAAAATCTTTACAACCGTTATTCTGAACTTCTCGGTGCTCAGCTCTGCTCTGACGAGCAGGAAGCTTTCGCTCAGATGGCCAAGAACAACCGTCTTGACATCCTTGCCAACGAAGGCGGCGCAATCGGTACGATCGCTCCGATGTCCTTCCTCTCGACCCCGATGCTTCGTAAGTCTTGGGCTCGTCTCGCTATGCCGAAGGCCATCCCGACTGAAGCTGTTGAAAAGCCGAAGTTCACCATCAACTACTGGCATCCGTGGATCATGAACCCGATCGACGGTATCAAGCATTACGCTCCGGAAGATCTCGCTGACATCGGCGACGCTGTGACGAAGGTAAAGCTTGCTGAAGATGTGAAGTTCCAGTTCACGAACAACTGCTTCTCCATGAACCTCTTCACTGGTAAGGACGTGGACATGGCAGGTAACGATACCAACACCACGAACTATGCTAAGGGCGGTCTCAATGCTGCTCCGAAGTACAAGAAGGTTCTCGAACTCGGCGAAAAGGCTATCATGGGCAACGACGAAGTTGACGTCAACTTCTCTATCGTTCAGGCTGGCTTCAAGGTTCCGCAGGTTGGCGACACGGTTGTCGTCGACGGTCTGGCTACCACTGTTAAGAAGGCTCTCACTGTCAATGGCGAAGCCGTGACTGCTGAAGACCTCATCAAGAATGTGAAGATCCAGGTTGCTTCTCGTGTGATGGCCTTCAAGGGTACTGTTGCTATCTCTCTCGACGTTGACGCTGATTGCGTTGGCGGTGCAGAAGGCGACGTGGCTAAGGTTACCATTCAGGACAACTTCTATGGCGACGTTGATGTGAAGACTGGTCGCTTCTCCGGCACTTGCGTTGCTGGTAAGCTTGACTACGTCATGATCCGCGCCTTCGTGTCCAGCATGATGAACAACGCTAACATCCAGGTTGGCTTCGACATCCGCGACAAGGAAGTCGATATCGGCTCTGGCGAACACATCGAAGCTCCGGTTCCGAACGAATACGTGACCGACTTGCTCCGTATGTTCAACTTCCAGGGTGTGACCCGTCTCCTTGAAGTTATGTCTAACTTCATCGCTCAGAAGGTTGACCTTGACGCTATCGCCTTCATCGATACCAACATCAACGACTTCATCGAACAGAATCCGGGCCAGTTCACGACTGCCTTCTCTGCAAAGCCGGTTGGTTCTTACAACCTCAACCCGGTCGAATGGAAGAAGGTGCTTCCGACGCTCATCGACCATGTCAGCGCTCGAATCATCAACAAATTCCACTACGAACAGGGTTACTTCTCCTTGATCTGCAACCCGCTTGACGCTCACCTCTTCCCGCAGGTTGACTGGGTGTTCAATTCTGGTGCAAGCAAGGAACATTCTGGCGTGACCTCCAATTACAGCTATGGTACCTTCCAGGGCATCTACAGCTACAACATGGTGGCCTCTCCGAACGTGCCGCAGGGTTTCATCCGTATGGTGTTCATCCCGACGGTGGAAGACCAGATGACCATGAAGTTCTATCCGTACTCCTTCACGGTGGAACAGCCGGGTTCTGGTTACAACAGCCCGAACAACGGTCGCGTGCCGACGATCATGGCTCATCGCCGTTACACCTTCCAGGAAGTGCTTCCGGGTTACGGCAAGATCACGATCACCAACAACAGCGCGGCAGAAATGTCTTACGCTGGTACGTCTCCGTACCTCCCGACGGATACGCACATCGGCTAATCCCGAAATTCAAAAAAGACCATAGCTTCGGCTATGGCCTTTTTATTCCAACAAGATATTGCCTACCTATGGAGAAGTCTAATGCAGGTTCACTATCAACTTACGAAGAATAAAAGCTTTCTTCGAATGCACAGGTTCTTAAAAGACCAAGGAATTAAAAACAACAAGTTTTTCTTGGCTCTTTATGATGAAAGCCTACAGAATGTAGATCCTTATCACGTTAAGGATCCTGTACTGAAAGCCAAAATTATTCAGGAATGCAAGATTAACCCGTGGTATTACCTTCGTGAAGTAGCTCGCTTGAGCGTTCCCGGCGGTACTACCGAATATCAGCTTAACCGTGGTAACTTAGCTCTGTCTTATTGCCTATTAAACAACTTGAATGTTGTAGAGCTTCTTCCACGTCAGAATGGTAAGACCGTTGGCGTTAATTTCATCATGTCTTGGGTGTTCTTCTTTGGAGCGCTAAACTCTGATATCGTCTTCTCCAATAAGAAACTTTCTGACGGACAGAAGAACCTCGAACGTTTTGAGAACATTGTCCGTTTACTTCCTGATTGGCTGATTGAACCCAAGCATCCTAAGAATGACCATGAAAACTTCATGACGTTCACTCGTAAGGAACATCTTAACAACACGATTACTGTCATTCCATCTGCTACTTCTGAAGAAGACGCTGACAAGCTTGGTCGTGGTCTTACGATTCCTATTCTTTGGTGCGACGAATTTGCGTTCTTGGATTACAACTGGGTCATGTACGCTGCTGCTGCTCCGGCTCTGTCTGCTGCTTCTGAAGCTGCTGCTCTCCATAACAGTCCGAGATTTAAGTGCATTACGACTACCCCGAACTCTATTGACCTCCCGTCTGGTCAGTACTGCAAGGCTACTATTATCAACCAAGCTGTAGATTTCGATGAAAAGATCTTCTACGACATGCCGCTTGAACAGCTGGAAAAGTATGTAGACGAAAACAGCGAAAACAACTTCGTCCATATTGAATACACTTGGCAACAACTTGGAAGAACAAAGGACTGGTATCGCCGTCAGTGCAGAGACCTTAACAATGACCGCTTAAAGATCAAGCGTGAAGTTGACCTTGAATGGACTCTTTCTTCTGACAAGAGCCCATTCTCCGAAGAAGAACTAGAAGTAGTTGATCATTATACAATTCCTGAAGAACAGGAAATGTACATGAATATCTTTGATGGCGGAAACCACAAGCTAACTCTTCTAGAAACAGTAGACTACTATAAGCCTGTAATTCTATCTTGTGACGTTGGAGCGGGATCTGGCATGGACTGGAGCGTCATGAGCGTTCTAGATGCTTTTGATGGGCATACTATCGGGTACTTTAGATCTAACCGTTTAGTACCACTTCCGTTTGCCCGACTAGTCGCTAAAGTCTCGGAAAGGATATTCCCTAATTCTACGATTGTAGTAGAACGAAATTCATACGGTCTAGATGTGATCACGACTCTTCTAGAGAATCCGATAACTAAGCCAAAGGTATTTTACACCATTGTCCGTGATGATAAACCTGATGCTTCGCTAATCAAGGGTCCGAAGGAGAAGCGCGAATACGGTATCAATACCAATCAATCTTCTAGAGATTCAATGATTTCGAACTTATTTTTGTATGTGGCCGAGGAACCATCTAAGCTTCGTAGCCGTTGGATCCATAAACAATTGAAAACTCTTGAACGAAAGAAAAACGG